TCATGCTTTAATTGATATTTTAATGGATTCAAAAGAACCAGTAAACGATCCTTACGTTGAGAAAGAACTTGAAAGAATTAAGAACGATATTGAAAATTCTTTTGAATCAAACTATGAAATTGCTGCTCAAAACATTCTTGAGTACATTAAGCATAACAGAGAGATTGATTTAAGAAACAAATTACGTGAATTACTAACTGACTTATTAATTGGAGGAGTTTGTTATTATAGAGTAAAACCTTCTGGAGGTAAAGATAATCTTCGTTTAGATGTTCTTAATCCATTAGATACTTTTATAGAACGCAATCCAAACTCATTCTTCTTAAACAAATCACGTCGTGCTGTTATTAGACGTTGAATGACTAAAGACGAAATATTAGAAGAATTTGGTGAAGATTTAACTGATATTGCAATTGGAAAGATAGAGGATTATTTTTCTGATGTACAACACGGTCAAGCTTTATATGACTACGTAACAGTTAGTTCTAATATGGATTATCTTTTAGACGATGGTACTAAAGCAACAGGTCCTACACCTGGTATTCTAGCTGGCTTGGAAGTACATCCTTTATATCCATATAATACAGACGAATGAGCAACTAATTTTAGTAATAAAGTAATTCCTGTTTTTGAATGCCAATGACTTGAATTTGATAGAAAACAAAATCGTTCAGTACTTCACGAAGGTATAAAAATAGGTGGAGAGGTTTATATAACGAATGGAGAACCTGATTATTATATTAAAAGCAAACACAATCCACGTTCGTGCGATTTAAATTTAAATGGAATGTTCTTTAATGATAAAAACGGACAACCGTTCAGTCTCATACAAGCTACTATGGGTTTACAAGATCGTTATGACCTTCTATCCTATTATAGAGATAATCTTATAGCTACTTCAGGTACAATTGGAGATTGGGTTGATGCTGCGAGCCTACCAGATTTTCTTGGAGTAGAAATGCCGGAGAGAATACAAAAATGAATTGCTTATAAAAAGAACGGTATTGCTTGATACGACTCTTCACAAGAAGGTGCACAATTAATAAATACTACTTTTAATGGTTACGATGATACTATTAAAGGTCAAGCTATTCAAGCAATTCAGTTAGCAATTGATTCTATTGAACAACAAGCTTCTGCTATTTCAGGAGTATTCCAACAGAAGCTTGGACAAATTCAAGAAAGAGAAGCTGCCTCTAATGTCAAAGTTGGAATTCATCAATCTACGCTTCTAACTAAACAATATTTCCACGCAATGGATTTAATGCAAAGAGAAGCTTGTTATGATTTACTTAATCTAGCAAAGTATGTATTCAAGAATGGACTTACTGGTACAATTGTTTTAGGTGAAAGGTTAGTAAAAACATTTACTGCTTTACCAGAACACTTTACCATGACAGATTATGATATTCATATTGCGGATAGTTCTGAAGCTTATGCAAAACTTCAGACTGCTCAACAAATGAACTTTGAATTAATTAAAGGTGGATTAGTAGATGCTGAAATGGCATTTGATATATTAGATGCTAAAAGTCTTACAGAAATGAAGAGAAGACTTACACTTGCTATTAGAAATAAGAAAGCTGAAAACAACATGATGCAACAACTACAACAGCAAGTACAGCAATACGAATCCAATCTCAAACAAGATCAGAAAACTATATCTGATTTACAAAATGAAATCAAACGTCTGCAATCTCAGGTTGAGGCTGCTGCTCAAGCTAAGATACAGATTGAACAAAAGAAAGTTGAGATTCAAGAGCAAGAAGCTATCAACCAAAAAGATTACAATGATAGACTCATTGAAGTTAAAGAGAAACAAGTTGATGCTGAGATAATGCAGATGTGAGATGGAAATCCTTATAACAATGAAATACGGAATGTATAATGGGAAATTTTAATAAAGATATATACATGAAGGGGTGTCACCTAGTGGCAAGAATCTATGGTGACACTTCTAACATGTATCAGTTCGTATTCAATCCTGACACAGCGGAATTTTCTGATATATATTCTTATGATGGAGGATTAAGATTTGAACTTGATGAAGATGGAAAATATAGTGTAGTAACTATTCAACATCCTAACGCTAGACTAGTCGATGACGGCTTAGAAATAAGTGGAAGAGTATTTACAGCTGAACAAATTGCTGAATTACTTGCATCTAACGATACTGGATATTATGGAATAGATTTAGGTACTATTGATTTAGATGATACTTTTTCCATCTGTAAATTAAAGAAATGCCTTGCTGCTTTAGAGTTAAAGGTATTTCAGGAAATGGCTAAGAACTGCGGTACAATAATCTGTAAAGACGATGTATTAAAATCACAAAGAGATTTCTTATTTATTGCAGTTTGATTAATAGACCATTACATAGAATTAGGAAATATAGAAATGGCACAAAGTATATATGAAAGAATTAAAGGTTGTGGAAATCTTTGTGAAAACCTACTTAACGATAAAAGGAGTTGTGGTTGTGATGGATAATATACTTGAAAGCATTTATAATATATTTGACAGTAAAATGACAGATTTAGAAATGGGTCATGTACTAAAAGACAACGATTTGTGTGAAATCTGAGATCTTATTCATGCCTATGAACTTTTAGATAGCAATTTAATAAGTACAAATGATAAAAAACAAATAATTGAATATTATGGCAATTAAAGGTACAAGAGCAACACAAATTGCAAACGATACAAATGTTTCTCCGGTAAGATTTAACTTTAAAGAGTATAATACCTCAAACGCAC